CCACGGGCACGATTTCCCGCGCGAATATAGCGAGCTAGAGAAGCGCCTGATCCGCACCATCGCTCGCACCAGCGTCACGGTCGCGCTGCTTTTGCAGGAGCGCGGCGATCCTGTGGGAGGATCAGTTGACCCCAAGTGACGACGATCCGGTAACGTTGAAAGAAGCCGTCGATATCGTGTATCGGGGGAAGATCGCGGTTTCGACCTTGCGCCTGCTTGCCGACCGCGGGAACGTTCACATCTTCAAAGTCGGCCGCCGCTGGTTCACCACCTTGCGCAGCGTCCGGGAAATGAAAGACCGATGCCCAGGAAATCAAAAGGCGCTCGCCTCTACCTCGACCGCGAGCGCGGTCAATGGGCTATCCGAGATGGACAGAGTTTCGTCCGCACTGGTTGCGTTGAGTCAGACAACGAGGGCGCTGAAAAGGCCCTCGCAGAATACATCGCCAGCAAATACAAGCCAGCCGCCATCGCCTCGCCGGCCATCGCGGATGTCCTGCTAATCTACGCCAAGGAACGACTGCCGAAGACCAAGGCCGCGGACAAAGCCGCGCACAACATTTCGAATCTGACGCCCTTCTGGGGCAAGCTGAGAGCGGATGACGTGAACGCTGAGAACTGCGAAGCATACGCCAAGGACCGGCCGGCATCCGCCGCGCGCCGGGATCTGGAAGTGCTGCGCGCCGCCCTCTTCTACTGGCACAAGAACAAGAAGCAGTTGGCCATGGCGCCGCAAGTCGTGCTGCCGGACAAGGCTGACCCGCGCGAGCGCTGGCTGACCCAGGAAGAGGCTCGCCGGCTGCGCAAGGCCGCCATGAAGCACCAGCACCTTTACCGATTCGTCCTGCTCGGGCTGAAGACCGGCTCCCGGTCGGAAGTGCTGTTCAACCTGACATGGGACCAGATCGACCTACGCAGCGGCGTGATGACCCGGAAGTCGGCCGGCGAGACTGTGGCCGCCAACAAGCGGAAACCGCCGGTCAGGCTGGGGCGGTCGCTGGTCCGCCTCATGAAGAAATGGAAGAAGAAGGACGGCAAGATCAAGCACGTCGTCCACTACGAGGGCCTGCCCATCAAGAAACTGCGCCGGTCGTGGGATGCCGCGATCGTCGATGCGGGGCTGGACGAGGAAGTCACGCCGCACACCCTGCGCCACACGCGGGCGACCTGGCTGATGCAAAAAGGGATCGACCCATGGGAAGCGTCCGGGCACCTCGGGATGTCGCTAAGAACGCTGGAAAATGTGTACGGAAAGCACCATCCGGACTTCCAATCTAACGCGTCTGAGGTATGATAACTGTGCCGAAGCTGATCCGGCCAAACAAGGGAACCGCGCTAAGTAGCTGATATTATGGTAGGCGGCGACGGATTCGAACCGCCGACCCTCTCGGTGTAAACGACTGAGCCTCTATAGATATCAGATACTTAGCCCAACTGAAAAGGGCTAAAAACCATGAACGACTCGGGAACATCAGGCTCAATCTGTGCCGAAACTGTGCCAAGCCGCGACTTCGAAGATACCCGCCGGGATCTGATCGCGCTCCGCGTCAAGCACGGCGCCAACACGCCCATTGGGCACCGCTGCTCCAATATCATCGAACTCATCCAGCAGCCGGAACTCCCCACGCATTTGATCCAGCGGCAGATGGCCGAGCTGACGGAGTTGCGCACCAGCAAAGTCCCGAATGGAGATCCGGCATGACTATCAAACCGGCGAAGTATTGGCTGAAGGCAGACGCGATTCCAGGCTCGCAATGGGCGGAAGTATCGAAAGAGGATTGGGTGCGCGCTGAGCGCCGTGCCGGCTTCCGGCCGAAACTCTGGAGCGGTGATCCAGCCTACATGACGACGTGTGCCACTGGCGGGTTCGGCGACGGACAAATCACCGGCTCGATTACAACTGACGGCGAGCCGCCCCGTTGCTGACCGAACATCGAGGGAGTGAGGCAAAATGAAGCTATCCAAAGAACAACGAGATTATCTTTTGCTGCACCCAGAAAGGGCAGCCGAGGTCCAAAAGAAAATTGAGAAGCATGGCAAGGACTACGATCCGTTTACCGATTGGTGGCCCAACAAATACCCCGACATGTAGGCTGTAACATTTCGTGATTACGCGGGACTTGCGTATACGCGGGATTAGCGTATGTTGAATGCACGGAAACGGTTCGCCGCTTCCTCCCACCCAAGCGGGGCACGCTGGGACCGACCGGGGCCTCGGCCTCGGCGGTGAAAGCAAAGAACCCAACCAGCCCAGGAGGCTAAAATGTTCGCTTTCTCCGCCGAAGCCAATCTCGCCGAAGTCGTTACCCTCGCCGATGGCCGTTTGGCCGAGCGCGTCTACAATGCCCGCAAGGGAAAGTGGGGCTGGATGGTTTATGCCGCCAGCGGCGCCCGCGAAGCCTTCTACACTGACAAGCAGTGGAGGGCGGCGCGATGAGCGACGCCATCAGGATTCCGCCCTACCCCGCAGCAACCGTCCAATTGCTTACCGACCGAGGCCACAAGGTTTCTGTGCGCCAACAGGCATCGGGGAGTTTACGCTACCGCATCGACGGAGGCCGCGAACTTCAGGCGATTGAGATGGATCGGTTCTGTGCTCGGACTTATGAGCAGCGCACATGACCCCCACCCAATACAAAGCCGCTCTAAAGGCGCTGGAGCTATCCCAGGAACGGGCTGGGGATTGGCTTGGGATCGGGCGTCGAACTTCTCAGGGCTACGCGCTGGGCGAATACCCCGTACCTGAGCCGGTGGCTAAGCTGCTGCGCCTTTGCGTCAAGTTGAAGCTAAAACCGGAGGACGTGAAGTGAGGATAGTCCACAAGAAGCGCGGCACGGTTTATGATGTCGTTGGCGCCGCAACTATCCAATGCGATCGCCCCATTGTCGATTACGACACCGTGATGATTTACAAAGACCCCTTTAGCGGGAAGCTATGGGTTAGGCCTGTTCACGAAATGGACGACGGGCGATTTGCCGAGGTGGCGGACAATCACGCCGCACCCTCACCATCTTGAGCAGACACGGAGGATAACGTGGACATAAATGATATCAGAACCCAAGATCGGCTGCGGCGCGAACTCTCGATCGTGCTGGGCAAGGCCGTGATCGATGCGGTAGAGGCCGGCCTACAACCAGACGGCGCCCTCAAAGCGGTGGCCGAAATCTATTCGCAAGAGGTCAGCCTGGAGAAGTCGCGCCAAACCGCCGCGCTCTCGTACGTCTGAGCGGGCACGCGGGGGCTTCTGATGTCCGAAAGGCTCAGGCGCAGGTCAGGTTTAGGAAGAGCACTTCTGCCTATTCAGCCCTCTAAATTACCACGGGACACAACCATGAAACTAGCTCTCGGAATGGCCTTCACCTTTCTACTGGCGCTGGCTGCCATGAAGGGGCCGCTTAAGCCTTATGTTCCAAACTGTCCCGTGACGTTCGGTTTCTGCATCGAACGCGCCAATGCCGCAGCTACTCACTCGTAAACAGGGAGAGATGGATATGCCATTCGGTAAACTGAACGACTTCCCCGGATTCGAGGAAATGCTGATCGCTGCGCAGCAGCGATATGACGCCTTGCCGCCAGATCAGCAGCGGGCGATGCGGGACGCTCAGCGTAAATCCTGGGTGATCGGCAACTTCATGCTGGATCACCCGACCGCGACCCGCGATGAAGTCGAAGAAATATACCAAAAGGTCGTTGAGGGCGTTGGGCTCTAACGGTGCTAAGCGATTACTGCCACACCCCAGGAGAGACGAATGGTTGCCTTCAGCAAGATCAAGGCCGGCGAAACGCTTTACGATTGCCACAGGACACGCATGGGCAATACGACGATGAGCAAAATGGGAACGTGGACCGTAAAGGTGCTGGAGCTTTTCCCCGAAAAGCAGTCCGCACTTGTTTCCTGGAACGGAAACCGCCCGGAGGTTTGGGGCCTGACCAGAATGCAAAGGCTCAGGCGTAGTCCAGCCAAGGCCGCTTGATCGGTGCTGGCCAATGAGCACTGAACCCACCCTAGTCCGCGTCGTCGCCCCGCATTTCGTTGCTGGGTTCGTCACAGATGGAGTCCGCGTGATCGAGGCGGCCCCGATCCTTAAATATCTGGTCGGGAAAACAGAAGCTTGGGCGCGGCACTACCTCAAGCAAAAGGGATGGAGGGCAAGCATTGTCGCACCTCCCCGATCTCCCTGAGGAAGCTCTGTGCTCACCAACCCACGCACCGCCCAACGCAAGTTCCTCGCCTCTATCGTTCTGGCCATCCTCGCGGTTTGCATCATCTGGGCGCTGTCGTAAAATGCCCGGATGGACCTCGCCCTACGCAAAGTCGGCCACCCACAGGCCCCGAACAATTACCGCGTCATTCTGAAGATCGATGAGACGGAATACGAAGTCGGCTCGATCGGGATGCAGGTGTTTACGTCAACCGACGTCGCATGGACTTGGGGAATCGATACCGTGGTCCCGATGCGGACGCTGCAGACCGAGGGCCGCGGTAGAGACCTGAAGGACTGCATGAGAATGTTCAAGGCGGCATGGGAGAGGTTTGCAAGTGACCCGGCGGGCCTGACTGAGTTTCTGGAGGCCAAGCGGCGCACAAAAAGAAGCCCGGCCACCTTTCGGCAGCCGGGCTAAGTCTAGGGAGGCGTTGCCATAGGCAACAACTGCCGGCCAGAAGGAAAACCGGCAGTGACGGACGGCGCTACCGGCGCCGAATTTCTAACCGAGCCATGAGGCCGCTTCCCACACCTTCAACCCGGTGAAAGCAACGAGAGCGACCGCCAGCAGGATGACAAAGCCGCGGACGATCATTTCGCGCCCAGCAGGATCACCACGGCGGCCGTCACTAGAAGCCACCGGATGTTCATCGTGTAGAACGCCGCGATCATCGACCCGCCGCCGACCAGGATCAGCAGCACGAACGCCCACGGGTACCAGAGCGGGTAGCCGTAGCGTTCATGGAAGCTTTGGCGGTGCATCATCGCCGGTCCTTTCGCCATCGCCACCACTCGGACAGACCGAGCGCCAGGCTCAGTATGCCGATCACGATCAGGAAGGCCGCCAGCCATTGGAGCCAGAACATCAACGCGACTTCGTCGGCGACGGCTCTCGGCGCAGGATGGATTTGATTTCCGAAATACCGTCTTGAACGGATTCCAGCTTGGTCTCGACGCGGGCTAGCCGCTCGGCTTGCGGCGCCACTGCGTCAGCCTTTCGTTCAAGCGCGTTCAACCGTTCGGATGCAGTCGCGCCCCACCAGACGATCCCGCCGGTTTGCATCAGGATCGCCAAGATCATGGCGATCGGGACTTTCTTGTCCAGATGCCAAGATGCGTCCGCCTCGACCTGAGCTTGCTTCACCATGTCGAGTAAACTTTCTGAGCGTCGTTCTGTGCCCATGGGGAGAGGTTTTCTTTACGGTTAGTGTTCATTCTCACTTCCGGCCGGTAATGGGGTTCGCGCCCCGTTGCAGGTCAGAGTCGTCGCATCGTGTCAGCGATGCGGCGGCTCACTTTGTTACTTTCGGATAATCCTTGCCACGTTCTCGAATCCGCGCTTGGCGAAGTAGAACGACATGACCAGCCCGGCCCAGGTCGCGACCTCGCCCGTCACCGGATCAGTGTAGCCGCCGGTAATGCTGCCGAGCACCTTGTCCCAGATAAGCACCTTCGCGTAGAAGACGAGCGTCACGTAGAACGCCAGCTTTTCCGGCTCCCATGGGTGCCCGATCTGCGCCAACCGCAGCGCATAGATCGACTGGATTTCGGTCTGTTGCGCAGCGATCTCACGGCCCGCGAGGTCCGCGGCGATCCGCTCCGAGGTGTTGCCGGCGGCGAGTTTCGCTTGATACGCCTTGATGAGGCCGCTAACGACGGGGCCGCCGATAAACGACATGATCGTGAGCCACATGGTCAGGCCGCCTTTACTTCAGCCACGGCCTCGACCTTCGCGACTTCCGCGTCAGCAACGGCCTGCGCGATAACCGGATTTTCTGCGATCACCTTGTCCGGCACCGCGACCAGTTCGAGCGGCTTCGTCACCTTCGCCCGCAATTTCTCGACCATCCAGCCGACGGCCGAGATCAGCAGCGGCAGGCAGTTGACACCGAACGTGACGAACGCCTGATATTTTTCCGGCACAAACGGCGTGATTGCAGCCAGGTTGATGTCGCCGATCTGGGTCAGGAACGTCAGCAGCGCGCCAAGTGCCGACAAGGTGCGGGCCGCGAGGATCGTCTCCGATTTCTTGAACAGCGCGATTTCGACCGGCTCGACCCATGCGAAGAATCCAACCGCCCACGGCTTCGACTTCAGCCACGACCGACCCCACAGGGCATAGACCAGCAGTAGGCTGGTGACGACGGCCAGACCGAGCAGGATTTTCATGACCGGACCTTTCTGATGAGCAGCACGATCGCGGTGAGGATGCCGCCGGCGATGAAGGCGGTCAGGCCGATCTCGAGCCAGGACCAGCCGGCGGATGCTGCCGCTACCGCACCGCCGCTGGCTCCCGCTGTAGCCACGACTACCTTCTTGGCGGTCGAAACCGGTGCCGCCGGCACAGTCCCGGCGAACACGCGCTTCTGCGCCTCGATCCAGTCGGCTTCCGGCGCCGGGTACGGCTTGCCCGCCTCGTGCCAGGCTTGCGCCTTCAGGAATTTGATGCCCATCGAACTGCGCCAGAACGCGTCGTCCATGACGGTGTCGCGGGTCATGCTCGGGACGCGGTCGCAGACGAACTTGATGTAGCTTTCCACGTGATTGCCGCCGGACCAAACCGCGATGGCGTCCGCGAACCGCTTGTTGCGATAGCGCGGTGAGGTCCGCCATAGATCAAGCTGCGCACAGATCCCATGCACATAAGTTGGGAACACCGCGATGTTGTTGCCCTGCCCCGTACCGTCGTTCAACGAAATGGCTTTCTTGGCAGCGCCCCACTTGATCGCGAGGACGCTGCCCCACATTGCGCCGGGGTTTTTGTATCGAATTGACGCTGGCTCCATAGGAAATTCCTTCGCCGAGAGGGCGTTTCGGGTTGTTCGATTTGCGGTTGTGTGGTATTGCGCCACCGCGTTAGCGGCGTGAAATCCGTTAACGCGATTCAAAGGCGGCAGAGGTTAAACCGGCTATGTCGGGTGGCTCCACGAATAACCGTTAGTAGCAACGCCCGGTCGCTCCGGGTGTGGCGGGAATAATGGGGGTCAGCAACCTCTGCTGCTGAATTTCAACCACCCGGCACCAGCCGGACAGCAGAGACGTACCCCATGGGATGGAAGCCGCTCGCCGCGCTCGTCGCGGGTGCTTTGGTGCTGACCGTTGCCCTGACCGTCATCCTGGCAAACTTTTCCCAGCCGCCTATCATTATGACCCCCTAGAGGACTGTTCGCGGGTGGGTTGTGGTGGTAGCAATGCGAGATGTGGGGGAAGCGGCTCAAAGTAGCTGCGGTTTGGATCTTCAACATCGCGGTAACAATTGCCGGGGTGGCCATCGCCTTTTTCTTTTGGGCGACGACGTGGATGTAACCTGGGGGCTCGCTTGAAACTTCTTCTTGCTTCTCTGCGCCTGTTAAGGGCCGAGGCCGCCAGTCTTTTAAAGATCGATATTCCTGCCGCGCTGATGGTCGCCGCGTTGCTGGCGCTGCTTCTCCCTCACATCACCCGGCACGCCGATAACGCCGCGATGCTGCATACTTTCGTTGATGATGAGCCGCTGTTGACCATGCAGATCGACGGCATGACGGCATGGCCGTGGGGAAACCCATCAACTTACCTCGACGCCAGAAAGCACGTTTCGCATCCGGTCCCCGCGCATTGGCTCAACATCCGCTATGACGGGATCGTTTATTACGGCGGCCTCTACCTTGACTTGGCGGCGCTGGTTTGGACGCCACTCAAGATAGCCGGCTTGCCGATCTTCCCTACCGTGCCGATTATTCTTCGGACGCTCAGTCTTTTGTTCGCAGCGTTCACCATTCTTGCCGTCTACAATTTCGGACGAAAGAACTTCGGACTGTTCGCCGGGCTATTCGGCGGGCTGCTTTTGCTCACCGAGTTTCATTTCATTGCGCTTGGCAGCTTCGCGCACCCGGACACACTCCTGTTTTTCTTGACCGTTCTCGCCCTGCCGCTCTGCTTAAGACACGCGAGAGAGGGCACAACCGAAAGCCTCGTCGCCATTGGCATCGTTGCCGGGCTCGCCCAAGGCGCCAAGATGGGCGGGCCGCTGCTGGTGCCGATCGTCGTGGCCGCAATTGTCTACAGTACGCAGAACGTTCCGACGATCCTGCGCCGCGGCGCTGCCGTCTTTGGCGCTGCCGTTGCCGTGTTCTTTTTGACGACGCCTTATGCCCTGGTTGACCCATATTTTCGCCAATCGTGGACGGGGTTGACCGCACTGTTCTCCGGTCAGTCGCCCATCCAGGTCGTTACATTTACCGGTTGGCTATTGACCGTTGTCTCAAAGGTCGGCGTGCCGTTACTAATCACCGCTGGTATCGCGCTGGCGGCGGCGATGTTGCCGCGCTCCAAGGAGCGGTTGCCCTTGCTGTTCGCGGCGCTGTTGGCCGCGTGGATCATTGCCTGGTACGCGCTATTCCAACGGTTCTGGGTCCAGCCCCAGTATCTTATCGTTTCCTACGCCCTGATCGCGGTCGTTGGCTGGAGTCTCGCCGATCGGTTGGTCGCCCTGCTGCCCATACCCAGAGCCGCGATTGCCTTGATCGCGGTCTGCACCATCGCAGCCGTCGCGGCCACGCATCAAAGCCGTGTCATCACCGGCGCATTTTCGATTCCGGTCATCATGTCGGGTTGGCGAGACGCCCCTCAATACCAGGTTGGCGAGTGGCTTTCCCGGAACAAGCAGGGCGGCGATACGGTCCTGTTCGATACGCAGGCCTATTTCGATCCTAAGGATTTCCCGCGGCAATTCGCCAACGGCGGCCCGATCAAGTGGGACACGTTAGAACGTGTGAAACCTGACTATTTCGCGCTTACTATCTATGGCCCGTATCACTGGATGGCCCAGAAGATGGCCAGCCAACGAAGCGAGCAGTGGGACCCGGACTATTACAACATGCGGCTTTATCAAGATCTGCTCGGCACTGACCCGGGCAACCCGACGCCGACTAACGCTCTTCCGCACATCACCGCATTGCGCCGTTTCGACCCGCCAAAAACGGACACCGAATGCGATACCATATTCGCAAAGATCGCTTGCGCAGTGAATGCCTCGATGGGCGATGGCATGGGCGGTAGAGGTCCGACAACATGGTTATTCAAGCTAGACCACAGCGAGATGATGAAGCGCGTGAGCGAGACTAGCCCCTATAAGACGCAGTGAAATTGCAAAGCGCCTCGGTGCCGTAGAGGATTTGGCTGAGCAGGTTCGTTAGCTGCTCAGTCGCCGTAGCGACGTTCACGCCAATCGAGGGGGGAGCCAAGTATTCGGCAACCATGTCCTGCCTTTGCTGCACAACCAATCCGGCCGACATGCTCCCGAAAGACTGATCGATCGTCCCGTATTTTCCACTGAACGCAGTCGTGCTGTTGATGCCGATGCCGTTTTTGATGACGCCCGCGATAGCCCCGGCCCCTTGATTGGCGGTGATGACCCCGATCTGCACCAGCCGATAAAGGATGTTTTCGTCAGCGAGTCCCTGGAACGTCGAAATCGAATTCGCGGACGAACCATTTTGAGCCCTGACGGATCCGGCCCCGCCGACAGACCAAGAGCTGGTTGGGTCGCCCCCCTTCATGATGATCAGGTGCTTGTTGTATGCGTTCCAAACGCCCCATTTCCGCGACTGACCGTACGAGACGTGACAGGTCACCTGCCCGTTGGTGCCGTCCATCTGGATAGAGCCGAGGTAGAGGCCGCACTTCGCAGCCACGCTGTACGTGGTGCTGCCGTTCCGCATGGTCGCGGCGACCTTGTTGACCGGGAGACCCTTCAGTTTTTCCAGTTCGGTCGTTCCCGCTCCGAGCCCGCGCGCGCCGCTGCCTGCGGTCGCGGTCGTCCATGCCGGGCCGGTGCCGATGCGGATCGTTCCCGCATCATCGAAGGCGAAGACGTCGAGGATGGTGTTCGCTGCATGGGAGGCGACGAGGGATAGCGTCAATTCGGCAAACTCCCGAACCGCAAACGAGGTGCCGTTCGGGATCGGCACGAGATTGCCGGTGTCGGGGCGGTAGTAGACCGCGGTCGCGGCAGCGACGTCAGCCGCCGGAAATACCGCGAGCGGCGCCGATGCCGTGCTGACCAGCGTGAGATACCCCTGCGGGATGACCTGGGTCCGCTGGAAGTTCTGGCCATCGGTGAACCAGTTTGTGCCGTCGGTGCGAATGCGGCCACCGGCGCCGGCGGGGACCGTGACCGAGGCGTCGCCGTCGATGGTCTGCGAGCCGCTGCCGTCCAGCGTGATGTCGCCGCTGCTGTCGTTCAGGAACCCGAAAACGAAGGGTGCGCCGACACCGGCCGCGTCCGGGGTGGTGATCGTGATCCCAGACGCCGAGGCACGGACGAGCTTGCCCTGGTCGGTCGAAAGCACCTGATAGCTGATCGCGGTCGACGTGACCCCAGCATCGATTTTGCCGAAGGCGTTGGTCAGGTTGGTGTTGATGTCCTCGATGGCTTCTTCGAGGGGGTCGTTGAGCTTGGTCTTGATCGTCGCCCATTTGACGCGGTTCGCCTTGGTGACTGACCCGTCATCCGCCGGCGGATTGGCGTTGTAGTTGACGATCGAGACGGAATCATAGGGTGAGGCCATAGTTCAGCGCTCCGGCTAAAACGGTGTCAGGTCGGGGGATGTGGAAGGGGTCAGCGGCGGCGGTTGTCTTTGGACGCGGCGGCCGCGCTTTCGGCTTGCGGGGCGGATTTCAGAAGCTGCAGCGACGCCTTCGACCGGGCCAGCGCCTCGGTCGCCATCTTGCTGTCCCCGCCGGTTCGGATCGTGGTCTCAAGCTGCTTGACGTATCGCTCAGCCATCGCGGTGGCGAGGCGGCGGGCGCCAAAGCCCGCAGCACCGGCGGCGATGGCGCCGACAACCGGCATTCCGATTAGCGACCCGGCCGCGGCACCAATGCCGCCGCCAAGCCCCGCCGAGACGACACCGGTCGGGGCCAGCTTGCCGACGTTCCGAGCCGCGTTGCTGGCCGTGGTGCCGACGGCGATTTTCTTGATCGCCTTCTGCTCCTGGGGGGTGAAGGTCCGGAGCGCGCGCGCATTCTTCGCCAGCGACCGGAATTCGGTACGCAGGGCATTTTCGAGGCCGGATCCGGAGAAGTTCGGCGCCGACAGTCGGGCGCGCTCGACCAGCCCGTCGACGGTATCGAGCTTGGCCACCTTCGACCACAGGTCGCGGGCCTTGGTGACCATTTCGGCTGCCACCTTGGCATCGCCGCTGGACACGTCCTTCGCGCTCAACTTCGACACGAAATCATCGATCTTGTCGACGATGTGGCCCGCGATCCGCCCCTCGTCCTTGTCGAGCCCCTTCCCGGCGCCGTTCGCGACGCGCCGGAGGATTTCAAGGTTCTGGAATGAGATCGGCTGGTCCGCCACCGCCTCCATGCGCTGCAGCGCCGCCGTCGCGCGCGGGTGCAAGGTTGGGTCGATACCTTCCTTGATGACCGTCGATTTCACATCGTCGAAGAGCGGCCGGATGGGATTGGCTGTGACCCCGGCCTCGTCAGCCCGCCTGTAGAACCCCTTGGCGGCGGCCCTGAGTTCTTCGTTCGTCGCGGTGGCCACGGCAGGCTCGGCGACCGCCGGAGCGGCTGGCGGGGCTGGCGCGGGCTCTGGGGCTGCAGCACGCAAGGCATCGTCCACGGTCGTTGCGGCAGCTTCCGGCGCCACGGCCGCCGGTGCCGCTGCAGGCTTCGGTGCCCCGGCAACCGCTTCCCGCTCAGCGGCCGCGCGCGCGATACCGGCACCGGTCCCGGCAGGGCCACCAGCCGGAGCGCCGGCGAACAGGCTGCCGAGTTCGAAAATCTCCTTGCCGGTGAGTTGCGAGGCGGTCCGTTTCCCGTCAAGCAGGTCCATGACGGCTTGGCGCGGCCCCTCCAGGAAGCCTGGCACGGCGAGCGTGAGGTTGCCCTCCTTGGTTTTGCCGACCGGCAATATCGCGCTGCGCGACGCCAGAGTATCCGGCTTCGGCTGGCTGGCGTTGATCTGCTGCAGCGCGACACCTTCTTCGGAATTGGGGTCCGGAGCGGCTTCCGGGGCGGGTGCGCTGCCGCCCTTGATCTGGGCCGCAATCGCGTCGACCTCCTTGGCCTGCTGGGCCGGCGACAGATTTAGGAAACCGTCGTCGATGTCGACCTCGCCGATGCCGTCGATGTTCAGGACGGCCATTACTTCGGCCTCACCGAGAACTTGAAGCCGCCCGGGGAGACGCTACTGGTTGGCGCCTTTCCGGTTGGCGAAAGATCGATCACCACGTTGTCCGGGTCGAGCTTGTACCGCTTCGCGATGCCAGCGAAGGTCGTCGCGGCTTTGTCGTGTTGCACCGCTGCGGCTTCAAAAATCTTGTTCGCCTGCCCAAGAATTTCCGACCGAGCCTTCGTGCCGATGGTGCCCTCGCCGAGCGCTTTGTTATACAGTCCCTGAATTGCTGACGGCACACCACCAGAGTTGGAGGCGGTCGCGAATTCACCCTCTCGAACCGTCGACCCGGGGTCCAGCATCTTCATGAACTGGAACACCAGCGTCATGTCGCCCGCGCCGGTCTTGTCGATGTTGTCCAGCCGGTTCTTGGCGTCCCGCATAGTGATGAACGGCTGGGCCTGCTTGACAAAATCGTCGCGCAGGGAGTTTTCGGCCTTGACCTTCTCGTCCTTGTTCTTGAAGCCGGAGTTTTCATCGACAACACCGGCCGCCTGCAGCGCCTTGGCAGCAGCGATCTTGCCCAGACCCTCACCGGTCTCCTTGCCCTGCGCCTTGGCGGTTTCCGAAGCCAGTAGCGCGCCGGCAGCCTCGGTCTGGGTCGGTCCGGTCAGCAGCGCGCCGACCTGGGCGTCGAAGGTGGCCGGGTCGCGCTTGGCGAACGGCGCCAGCCGCTTCACGCTGTCGACCAGCGGCGAAACCGCCTTCTGGATGGCGACGGGGTCGCGGCCGGCAGCGAGGCCCTGCTTCACCGTCTCGGCAACCGTCGCCATGGTCTCGGCGATCTGTTTGTCGACGCGCTCGAGGCCCTGCTGACCCTCCGCGCGTGCGGAGTTCTTTTCCGCGAGGGTCTGCGCACGCTCGTTGATGCCGATATTGGCGTTCGCGGTCTTCTCGTTGATGTCGAGCCCGCGCGTCCGCAGCCCAGTTTCGGTGGCCAACGTCTCGCGGGAAAGCCGCTGCTTCTCGGCATCCGCCATGCCTTCCGCCGCACCGCCAAGGAAAAAACTCATATGGTCAACCTCCGAACGAGAATGCGCCCGCGAGCGGGTTGAAGCCGCGGCTGGCGAAATTGCTCACGCCCTTGCCGATCTCATTGGCGACCGGGCTGAAGGTCTGCCCGAAGAACTTGCCCGCCGCCTGCTGTTCGCGGGACTGCAGTTCGGCGCCGCCGGCCGCAGCCTTCACCCGGAGCTCGGATTCCAGCCGGGCATTTGCGCCCATCTGTGCCGTGGCTGCCGCCGCCAGCTTCGAACCGATGTCCGCCTGCAGATTGAGTTCGTCGAGCCCGGCCTGAAACGCGCCGCGGCGGGCCTCGAACTCCTGGTTGATCAGTTGATGGGTGCCCTCGACTTCCTGCAGGAAGGTCTCAGCCGCGACCTTGTCCTTCTGCTGGCCGAACTCGGATTCCGCCCGGGTGAGCGCGTCCTGCCCGAAGGACGAGCCCAGCACCCGCCGGCGGGCCATGTTTTCCCGGAGATTGCCGATCGCGGACTGGCGGGCGTTCTCGACCTCGGCCAGCCGTGAAGTGCGCAGATCGGACATGCCCGGCGCGAGCCGTGCGCGCAGGCCAGCCAAGGCGTCGGCCTGATCGCCGAGCACCCCCTGAACGCCGCCGACCAGCCCCATGCGGTTGGCGTCCGCCGAGAGCGTGCCATCCTTACCGGACAGCCCGCCAGCGTTGATGCCAACCGACACCGGCGCCACCGATGTGTTCACGTTCTTCAAGCTCTGGCTGGGGCTGTCGCCGCTGCCGCCGAACAGCTTGCTCGCGCCAGCGGAAATGCCGGCCGTCGCCAATGCTCCAAGAAGTGTTCCGAGCGCCATTACTTCGTCTCCCCGCGGGTCTCAAAAACGGCCGTGGCCTGGCCGGGGTAAACATTCATCGACGTGCCGACCCGCCGCATGATGCCGTGCTTCGCGATCATCTCGAAAAACGGCTTGGCCTTGTCGTTCGCGTATTCCACCATCGGGATGGTCTTCCGGATCGAATTGAAGAACGCGACGGCGGATTCAATGCGGTTGCGCGCCGAGGCCCACGGAAACCAGATCATGTCGCCGATGATCATGAAGGGAGCCAATTGCGGGTTCGGGTGCGAGTAGAAGCCGAGCACGAGGCCGACGGGCATGAAGCCGCGGGTGGTTTCCGCCGACAGCGTCCACGCCCCGGCGTAGTTGCTCGTCACCTCGTCGACGAAGGCGAGCGCAAACGCCTCCGGGGTGAATTCGGCCTGAAACCGCGGCCCCATCGATGCCAGCGCGCCCTTTTTGTACGCCGCCCATGCGTATTTGCAGTCGGCGTCCTCGATCGGCCGAAATTCGGTGCGCCGCCGCAACGTCTTTCTCAGCCGCCAGCCGTTGGCGATCCCGGGCTCGTGTTTCATTGCGATGCCGCTGTTCCTCGTATGCCGATTTCGTTGATCGAAAAATCGTCCGCGCCGGTCACGCCGATCCGGATCTGGAATTCGCTGGCCTGGCCGGGAACCTCGAACCTCTGACGGATCAGCCGGTTGACCAGCACCCCGAAATAGACATCGCCGCCGAAGTAATGCCCGCCACCGAAGTGCGCCGCGCCGTCGGTGCCCGGGACATCGATCGTGATCTGCTCGCTGAATGCGGCCTCGCCCGCAAATTCCAAGGTGAGCAGGATCTGGAACGCGACATTTTTGCGGTATTTGACGTAGCCCTCGAACCGGAAAATCTGCGCATCGAGCGGAGCGGCGAAAAGCTTGCTCAGCCACTCGACGGCAACGCTCCTCGTTCCGCCATCTCCAGACGTCCCCGTGCCCTCAAGCCGGTACAGGTGACCGCCTTCATCCCCCATAAAAACGTATTCGAGGCCGTCCAGCGGGTCGAGCATCGACATCACGAAGGTCGGCATAAACGCCATCGCGTGTTGCGTCGTCCAGCGCATCCACGGCGAAACCTGGCCGCCGCGCATAGAGGTATTCAGCACCCACACCTCGGACCCGTCGTCGGGGAACGCATAGGCCCGGTTCAGGCGGGCGTTGAAGACAATGCGCCAACCGCCGTAGCCATTTATCGAATTCGAGATCGGCGCCGTGGCATCGTCGGCCTCGGAATCGCCAAATCGGTCGGTGTCCTTCAGACTTTCAACCCGGCCCTGCCGGCCGTACAAGATATCGTTTCCGATGTAGGCAAGCGGTTCTTCGCCCGACGCCGCGGACCCGGGATAGAAATCTGCAAATGCGAAGTCGATGGCGGATTGGCCGTTCAGATTGAACATCCGGCCGCGCTCGGTTGACAGGATCGTCGATCCGAACGCCTCGACGTGACCATTGATCGGCCGGAGGTCGGGCGACAGCAGAAAGAACGGGTCTTCCTCGCTCAGCGACGACGCCGGCCGATCGGCAACCGAGATCGTCAGATAGTCGCTGCGCTTCGACCCCACCATCATGTGAGGCGATGCCCCGCCCGCATCCTTGACGTTGCTGAACATCGCTCGTTCGTTCGAGACGTTCAGGTACTTCGCGTAAAAGGTGCCGAACGATCCGCCGCCGCCCGAACCATTGAGGAATGCCGACGACGCCCAGGTCGTGCCGTTCCACTCCTTGACGGTTTCCAGCAGCGACAAATCCGTGATCAGCACCTTGTCGTCGAGCGACCAAGCGTGGCTGCGATGATGCCCGCGCAATTTCGAGTTGGCATTGACCGTCGCGCGCTCGGTGAACGTCGTGATCCCGTTCCACTCGTAGACCTTGGCGCCCGCCTGGATCAGAAACGAGACCGACCCGTCGGCCTTCAGGAACGAGGCGCCGCCCCTGATCTCGGCCGCATTCGGCACGGTGCCGATCAGATCGAAAGGCTTTCGGTTGCGCAGTTCCCGGTTTTCGAGATCGAGGAGGAAGTTCTGACCGTCCGCGGCCTCGCGCGGGTCGATTTCATCCTCGCTGGCGCGCGTGTGCAGCCCGCCGCCGAACTTGAGGGTGAGGTCGATATCCTTTGGGCCGACTTTGCTGACCATATCAGCCGCGCGGGTTGTAGCTGTCGCGCGGCATTCGCTGCGTCAGCAGCGTGGCGGCGAGGCCGACGCTGTTGCGATACAGGTCGCCGTCGAACTCGTTGCGTTTCTCGCGCTTCCATAGCTGGACCCAGACCGGCACCATGGCCATGAACACGTTGTCCTTGAACGGAACGGTGTCGGTCGAGAGCGTGAGCGCCAGATCCTTCTCATACTGGTAGGTATAGACCTTGCCATTATCGTCCGCCGTCGGCGCCCGATCGACATGGAGTTCGCCCGTCACCGGGCTGATCGCGGCATAGATCGGCAGGCCTGTGTCGTCCTGCTCCAGGTCGTGGTCGAGCATGGCGTTGTAGCCGCCCGGAAACTCGAAAATCCGTTGCGCGTTGACCTTGTCGCGAAGGGGGTAGCGGAGGCGGATCAGCCCGGTTTCCAGCGCATAATCCCGATCACCCGTCGCCAGCGTGATCGTGCCCTCCCCTTGGCCGTTCGGCTTCGGCACGTTCGAGGTCGCATACAGGTCATTGATCCCTTCGTTGATGACCTGAACCGCGACGTCGACCGCGTTCTGCCGCGATGAACTGGTCAGCGACGTCAGGACGGCTCCGTCACCGGAGATCACCCCGACGCGCTTCAGCACTTCGTTCGCGCCGTCAAGCAGCGTTTTGGCCATTGCGTTCCGCCTCGATCTTGCTGCGCATCGAATCCATGTTGTCGCGACGGCCGAGCTTGATCTGCAGCCGCTGACATTCCTTGCGAAGTTCGTTGATGCCCATGCCGTCGAGAGACGGTTCGGCCTTCTGCTGTGCGAACTGCCGCGCCATGTCCGCCTCGGCGTCGACCGCATTGGCCTGGTCCGACGTGACGGCCGGTCCCGACGGCTGGCCGAGCGGTGCAAATTGCACGTTGGCGCGGGCCCACGCTGCGAACTGACCATTCAGCCCCTTGCTGCGGATGATCGGCCGCGCCAGCATCGCCGGCATGTCGTGGGATATTTCCTTGATGTTGCGCTCGCGCGCGAATTTGAGGATGTCCGCCTGCCTCGCGCGCTGAAGCGGGTCGCGGGGGTCGTCGATCTTGTTCAGATACATGCCTTTTCCTTTGAAAGGGGCATGGTGAGGACGAGCCGTAGCTCGCCCTCGTTCTCATGCCCTCGGATTAGTTGCTCAGGTTGGTCGCGCCCGTGAGGATCGCACGCGAGAAGTTCGCGTTCAGAACCGCGCCGGCATAGAAGGCCTTCCATGCCAGGGTGCGGATTTCGTTGAACGGATCGCCCGCGCCCGCCGAACCGGCGTCGTGGTAGATCATTTCGAACGAACCCTTGTTCTCGCCCGCCCGGTAAACGCCGTCGGTCTGGCGCTTGCCGAGGCCCACGGAGCCGTAGGCGTTCTGGCCATAGACCACCGTGGTGTAGTTGTCCGACCGGGACGCACCGGTCGAACGGAGGTCGGCGCCCGACAGCGGGGCGCCGGCGTTGATGTCCACGGTGGCGTCTTCCGACTGGACGAAGCGGAGACCGCGGCCTGCCTTGCCGTAGTAGCCGAACTCGCCGGGGACGAGGGCGGTCTGCTGGCCGTATTTCTCCACCGAGGTGAAGCCAGTCAGGCCGGCGACGTCGACTGCGACGTCGGGGTGGCAGATCGCCCAATAGCTCGGCAGGATCGGCGCGGTGCCGATGTTCTGCGAACCACTGGTCATCGGGACGAACGTGCGCGCGGCGTTGCGCGAAAGTTCGTTGATCACACGGTCGAGGATACCGGTCGTCATGATCGCGTGGACGACACCCGCCGAGGCGACGTTACCGGAGTAACGCTTCGTCGAGTTGTCTTCCGCGAGATCGCGCTGAAGCATGTTCAGCGAACGGCCGGCGGATTCGCCGAGAACCTCGACCAACTCGTCGGCGCTGCCGTTCGGGTTGTAGAGGTCGACTTCCTCGTTCACGATGTAGAACTGACCGTACTTCGCCACGGTCGCGGTCACATCGGTGAACGTCGGCGTGTCGGAGTCCCGGCCCTGCATCCAGGACGAGGTGGTGGTGAGCTCGGCGAGCGCCGCAACAGTCGGCGTCTCCTGCTCGATACGGCGCCATTTGATGGTGGCGGTACCGGCATTCTTCATCAGAACGCCGGGGTCGGTGCCCATGAAGTACGGGCAGTTCTGCTGTGCACGACGAAGGAACGTCTGCACGAACATTGCGTTGACTGGGTTCTGCAGTTCAACGTCGGTAGCCGAGATAGTTTGAGCCATGACCTAAAGCCTTTCCAGTTGGGTCATGACGCCGTTTGGCTTAGCGCCCGAAGGCTTTCTCCTTTTCCGCCGCGAACTCCGCGTCGGTCATTCGGGAAAAGTCGGGTGCTTTGCCGCCGGGCGCCTGGTGGGATGCGCCCCGAACTGCAGCGGAAACGGCTTCACGATCTTCAGTCGCATTCTTGTCGGGCAGCTTCCCGTATTTTGAAAACTGCTTGCCAAGCGCGCCGACCACCTGCTCGAATTTCTTCGGATCGGCGTGTCGGTTAGCCCATGCATTCGCGAGGCGCTCATCCTTTTCCGCCCGAGCGTTGATCCAGGCCTGAACGAGAGGACCATCGAAAAGTTCTTCCGGCAGATCGCCGCGAACCTTCTTGATCGTGTCGTCCATGTCCTTCTGGAAACGCTGTTGGCGGATGAATTTCGCCTCACTCAGCACAGTCTCGTTTGCGACTGCGGTATCGTTGGCCGCTGGCGCCGCTGGTGCGGGCTGTGCGGGTTCCGGCGATCTCGTGGTTTCCGTGTCGAATTCCTTCAACAGGGTATCGAGATCGTCGTCGGTCCGTGCGCTCGGCACCTCGGCGACCGGCTGTGCCGTCGCGTTGGGTTCAATAGCCACGGGCTGCGTGTTCTCTTCGCTCATGATTTCTCCGTTTGCGAAGTTTCGGTTACGCCCCCGGCATCGGGAGCGGATTCGGTGAGGAAGCTTTGCCAAGCCCTTTGCTGGGCGCTGCGTCCTGACCGGAATATGTAATCGGCATACTGCTGCTGAGCGTCGCCCGACGGCTTGAATTCGCGCGTGGCGGGGAGTTCAACAGCGGCGAGAAGATCGTGGTATCCGGGGTGCTGCCGGATCACGAACAGGAGTTCTTCCAGTTCTGGCGTCATGCGGCTGCCGCTGACTGGCCGGTGAGGTCTTCAAGCTGCAGCACGCCTTGCGCGGGCGACGGCGGCAGAGCGGCTTGCGGCCCGGCCGGCGGGGTCTGGTTGACCACCGCGTCGATGTCGGTCCAGCCGCCCTCTCGCAACGTCTGATCGATCGCACCGTCGAGGTTGACGCGCGGGGGCTTGCCAAGTTGCGCGCCCATGACGTCCATCTGGACGGCGCTGGCGAGCGACTGCATCCGGCGAGCCGACTTCTGCGCCTCCTCGGCAGGGCCACCGGAGCCGAACCATTCGAACACCGCGTTTTCCGGCAGTTGATCCTTGCCGATCTCGACAAAGCCGCCATAGGATTCGATGAAGAACGAAATTCCCTCGCGGCCGATGGTCTCGCGGCCCATCCGGTAGGCCATGTCGAGCCAGCGGGTATAGGCTCCCTGTCCGACTTGGCGGACATAGTCGACCGTGCGCACCGCACCGCGGGTCAATTCGGCCTCTTTCGAGAACGCCGTGGTGTGCGAAACGGTCTGCGCGCCGAGGCGACCGGGCAAGACGCCGGTGAGCTCGCCGTACATGTTCAGGCCCAGCGTGAGCGCGGCCGACATCGTCGAGGTGTCGCCGCCGAGTTCGACGTGGGCCTTGATCGCGTCCGGATCTGAGGAGCCCCACTGCGCATAGGGGTAAATCTGCGGGCCGCCGTTCGCGGCGAACGTCTGGTCGGTCTTGTCGTAAGAGATCGGCGGCGCGTTCTTCAGCGCGGCGGAATCGAGCAGCCGGTTCAGCGCCTGCGTAGCCATCATCTGGACCGGCCGGCCCTTCATCAGCGGGCTGGTCGGATACGGCTCGTCGGCGCCTTCGTAATGGTAGGGGAACAGGACATAGGAGGAAAACGGCTGCTTCCGCCACCGGAACCGCACCACGCCCCGGGTCGCGTTGCCGCCCTTGGCTGCGCCGCCGAGGATCACCGTCACGATGCATCCCGGCAGCACCATGCTGCGGGTGGTCTTCCGCGGCAGGACGATATCGCCCTCCATCTCGAGGATGGTCACGTAGCCCTTGTCGTCGGGCTCGACCTTCCGGAGGTTCATCGGCATCCAGCCGCCGTCCTCGTCGTCCGGATCGGTCGACCCCTTCGCCGCTGCGATCTTCAGGTTCTCGAATTTCAGATAGTCGCGCGCGATGTGCGCCTCACCCAGCACCTGGGACGAGTGCATGGTCGAACCCGGCTCGTCGAGGTACAGGTTCTTGATCGAGCATGGCACCAGCACCGGGATGCGCTGCTTTTCCTTCCGGACGCCGCGCGCCTCGTGGATGAAGACGTTCTTCGTCTCCATGCGAGCGCGGCCGACGCCCATCCCGTACTTGAACGCCTCGGCATTGATCCGGTCGGCGCGGGTCTGGAAATCGGTTTGGCCGAACAGGTGCAGAAGGAAGCCCTCGCACAGCTTGTCGACATTGTCCTGATTGATGCGGCTGGGCACGTCGGTTTCGTCGCCCTTGATCAGCGACTTGAAATCGACGTTGCGCAGGTAGTCGTCGGTCATCTCGCCATGCGCGCGGAACCATGATCCGGAATCGGGGAACAGCATCCGGCGGGCGTCAGCGGTCAGGACTTCCAGCGCCTGCGCCTGCAGGGGAAGCTCGACCTCGGACATCCAGGTCTTCCCGGGGTCGACCACCCTGGTGCCGTTCTTCATGATGTATTTGTATTCGGTATCGGGCCGCATCGCGATTTGCCGGTCAATGTCTTTCCAGCACTTCTCGCGGTCGCGGCGATCATCCTTCCGCTTTTCGAACGTCTCGATCACATATTCGGCGATGTAGTCCCAATCGCGCGCGTCGAAGCGGCGCTTGGCTTTTACGGCGCCCTCGTCGTCGATCTCTTTGGCGTCGGCCTGGGCCATCAGTGCACTTTCGCTTTCATGCGGGAGAGCAGCGCCTTCGCGTGATCGACGGCGGTATTGATGCGCGCCTGCTGCTTGGATTCGTGGCCAAGCTCTGGATTGTGGAATAGGTCGAAAAACATGATGTGCCCGATGTCGAGCTTGTCCTCGCGGCGCGAGACGAAATACATCGTGGCGTAGCAGCCGCCGGGGAAATCGTTGGCTTCGACGCCGAACTTGCTGAACGTGCGCTCCGGCGTCGCGGACTTGCCGTCGGCGATGAACACCTCGCGGCCGTCGACCGTCTCGCGCGCGACGGGGACCAGCCCGGCGGTGCGGAACATCGATTCCATTTTGTCTTTGGTTATGACTTGCATCAGATCCTCGTACTCGCAATCGGCTGCATCGGCGGGCCGCCGCTGTGGCCCATTCTCGAAATCACAGAGAGCGAAACGCCGTACCGCTTCATCATGGCCGCGTAGAAGACGGCCTTGAGAATGTCGTCACGCTTCGCCTGGATGATCCCGTCCTTGCGGTGATAGCTTCGCTTCTCTTCGAAAAACTCGGCTAGATGCGCAAACACCTTGAACCGGCCGGTCTGCATCCGCTCCAGCATCTCGTCCACAATCGGCTCGACCGGTTGCGGTCCGCCCTTTTCGTCCTCGCCCGGAACCTTCGGATAACGCGCCGACTTGTTCAGCATGTTGACGCCGTGGTCGCGGTAGTGATCCGCGAGATTACGGCCGCCAGACTTCTCCCGGTTCATGCCATCATGCGGCCACGCGACCGGGACTTGCCTGTTCGTCTTGTTGAACCATGCCGCGTGATACGGCGCTTTCTCGTTCGCCTTGCGGTAGCAGTCGATCAGATAGATGACGTCCTGATCACGATCCCAAGCCAGTTCGCAGCCAGCGGCCGGATGATCCATGCCGAAGTCGCAGCCCTTGATCCGCGCCCAATGTTTCGGGATCGGGAAAGCCTCGACCCTGATCTCGTCGTCGCCGATCGGGAAAATCGCGCCCTCGCCCATCATCGGAATGCCCTTCGTGCGGGCGTCCCGTTCATGCGTTCGGTACGATGCTCCGAGGCGATCCTTGTCCTCGCGCGACAGATGCGGCGCGTCTTCCCATGTCGCGCCCTTGAGAAACACGCCGGAGCCGTCGACGCCGCCCAACTCCTGAAAGTGCTGCACCAGATCGGTCAAACCGCTCAGCGGCGTGAAGGTCACCAGAACAATCCCGTGCGACGTCAGAATGCGGGTCTGCGCTTCCGAGAAAATCTTGTAGTCGTCGGGCTCCTCGTCCATCCACACGACATGCGGCGCGGTGCCCTGCCACTTCTGCCAGCCCTGCTCGTATGTTTTCAGCGAACACGTCGACAGCCCGCCGGATTTGTGGCGCACCGTGAACGTCTCGACCACGTCCTTGACGCCGGCTTGCCGCGTCCTTGGCGAGCCGACCAGCGACCCGCGCGGCACCCAGCCGGTCCCGAGCTTTTCACCGAGGCCGCCGAGCAATTCCGCCTGAACGATGTCCTTCGACGTTTCGTTTGTCGGCGATCCGGTCCAGATCAGCACCGGATGCGCAAACCGCTTGCCTTCCCACCAGGCCGGGTAATCGCCGGTCATGTGGAACACGACTTCCGCCGCGGCGCCGACCGTCTTTCCAACCCGGTTCGCCGCCATCAACATGCGTTCGGGATGACCGACCCCGGCTGCGTGAAACTCAGTCTGCCAAGGATACGGCTTGTATTTGTCGATCTTCCGGCCGGCGAGCTGCCATTCCAGCTTGCGGGTGAGTTCGGCAATCTTCGCGAGATCAGTCACTGAGCCAATGCTTTCTGATCCATGGCTCGTCAGTCAGTTGATGCGGCTTCTCGTCGCCGTGAAAGTAGACGATCCGCGCATCGCGCAGTCCGTGCTGCTTCACCGTGCCCTTGTAGGAAACGACTTGGCCGGGAAACAAATCGTCGATGAGAGCGTGCTTCTGCGCGCGCATCCACGCCATGTCGTTTTCGCCGTTCCAGTCACGGTAGACGCCCTGTTGACCCGCCGGAACGAGCGCGACGCCGTTGCAGGCAATTTCCATCTGGTTCGGATCTCGAGGCAGCGCGATGGGCACGTCATCCCGCAGGCAGTATTGCGCCATATGGTTCAGCGGGCCCGTCACTACCGTGTCGAGGCCGACCAGGATCATCGGCACGCCAAGCTTGTATGGCTCGATGCAGTCGGCGTATCCCGGCGTCGGCGCCTTCATGCCCTCCTGCAAAATCTCCTTCGGAAGATCGCGCTCCCGATCGGTGAACAGCACGAACCGCCACGGCACATTCAGGTTGCGCGCGAAGCCCTCGTAAAGCCGCGTCACCCAGCTTTCGTCGTAGCATCTCGAAAACGGATAGGAACTCGCGTTCGCGTCCCAGAGCAGCGATGCAATTGTGATCACGCTTCGATCATTCTCTTTTCGCGCCACTCCGGCTTGATCGGAACCATGCCGCCGTCACGACGTAGAAGAAAATCAGCCGGCACATCGTGTCGCGCAGTCGCATTCGCCGCCACCATCGCGCGCTTACCGATCGTCACGCCGGGCAACACCACCGCATTTGCGCCGATGCTCGCGCCGTCCTCGACGCGCACCGTCACAAAGCCGCGCACCAGCAAATCCGGGCGGAAACCTTCCTTGTTCGTGGTCGGCCAGAAGTCGTTGCACAGCACCACGTTCGGACCGATGAACACGTCATTTCCGATCACGAAGCCGGGGCCGATGTCGACCCCTGGCGAGATGATGCAGCGGTCACCGATCTTCGGTCCGTCGAGCGTGGCACACGACGCCACGACGCAATCCTCGCCGAGCACCGTTCCGCGGATCACGGAAGCGAATTGCCAGACCCGCGTGCGCGCGCCGATGGTTGCGCCGTCGACATGCGCCTTCTCATGGATGTAGGCGCTGTCGGATATCATGGGCGCTCCACAGTCCAAGAATACGGCTAGAGCCGGGTGGATCATCGGTTTGCCATTGCGGTGCGGGCAGCCTGAACGGGGCGGCCTGCAGATTGAGAGGCCGGAAGTCGCCGGCGCGCTGGATATCGTCGTTCTGCGAATTCGTGTGCGACGTCATGAGCAGCCATTCCGCGGCGCCCGTGAAATTGCGAAGCACCTTCCACACCGTCGCGTTGGGAAGATGTTGAAGGAAGTCCCGGCTCAGGATCAGATCCACCGTCGGCAACACGCCTTCCGCGATGTCGCCGACCATTACGTTCGGCTGGTGCAGCTTCGCCGTTTCGATATGCCAGCGGTCGAAGTCGACGCCGAAATATTCGATCCCCTTCAGGCTGACGTGGCGCATCCAGTTCAGGTCGCCACATGGCGCATCGAGAACGCTCTTGACGCCGAGGTCGTGAAGCAGCGCCGGAATCTGTTCCCGGATGTGCGCCGTCGCTTCCATTGTCGACCCGCCGCCGCACAGCGTCTCAGGCAGGCCGCCGGAGAAGTGCATCACGGCGCGCCCAGCCATTCTCTCGTGCGCCCGCTCATCGAGCGCACCTTGTCATCGAAGGCGAGTTGCTTCGCCCGCTTCCAGTGCTGATCCATCCCGCCGCCAACCGGGCCCGCGGTTTCCGTCGAGGCGAACGTCGTCTTCCGCCACGGCGGTTCGCCGTTGTGCGGCCCGTCGTCGAGCGGCAGACCACACAAAACGATCCGCTCATATCCAAGCCCGATCGCCACCAGCACGGCGCCGAGGCCCGACGTTCCATGTCCGCCCCACGGCCACCGCCATTTGACGCCCTGGTTGCAGGAGTGAATGTGCTTCGGCTTGGCGCAATCGGTGTATTCCTGCCGGCGAGCGGCGATGAACTTGTGCAGGATGTCCGGCTGGTTCGAATAGCAGTGCTCGATATCGCCGGGCAGCATCTCGACGATCTTGTTGACCGTCATGATATCCCAGCCGTCCTTTCGAACGGTCCCGCACTTGCTGTCGTCCCGGAAACCGAAAGCCTCGAGATCGTCCCATATGCAGCGCGCGTCCGCGCAGACCACGACGTTCTTTCCGGCATAGGTGCCTGCGATCGACGGCAGCGGGAATTCAAACCCGCCATAGCCCGTCATCAGATCCCTAAGCGCCATAGACGAACTGTCCGATGTGGCCGAGCTTGATCGATGGATCGCCCATGATCTTGAAGCCCGCCTCACGCGCCTTACGGCAGAAATTGTAATCCTCGCTCTCGAACACGCCGTTGTGGATCAGCGTGTCGTAAAGCAGCGGCACCTCGCCGTGCGGGCCCTGGTATTTCTGCGCCCTGCCGACCAGTTCCTCGATCACCTCGCGCTTGATCAGCATGAAGCCGGTGCCGGCGTAGTCGACCTCGAACGGTTCGGCCGGGCAGTCCTTCAGATCGACCAGCTTTCCCGCGCGCCACGCCGCGACCGGATTGTCGAGCCGCTTCATCGCGTAGAAACCGACGGCGACGTCGACCTGATGATTCCAAAGCCTGGCGACATCTTCCGGACCAAAAACAATATCGGCGTCGAGCCACATCAGATGCGAGTGCTGCGACTGAAGGAACGTCGCCGTCATCTCGTTGCGCGCGCGGTGCACCAGGCTTTCGTTCCAGCCGATCAGCCAGTCATGCGCCACACCGGCGCGCGTGAGTTCTTCCTTCAGGTTCATGCAGGATTGAAAGTGCTGGGCGGTGAGCATCCCGCCGTAGCATGGCGTGCAGAACAAAATCGACGACATCAATTATATCCGCGCTTGTCGGTGGTTGCGACGAAGCCCGGCGTTGCCTTTGACAGCCGCCCCCTTGCCCCCGCCTTCAACGTGACTTCCTCGCGCGCCGCGCCCTTCATGTGTTCGACCGTCCGCCCGAGGTCGCGATATTGCGGCAGGCCTTCCATGTAAAAGTCGACGGGCAGTTCCAGAATTTCCGTGGAGACGGTCGGCGTGCCGATCTGAAAAGCACCCAGTTGAAAAGCGTTTGGCTGGAATGCGTTCGGCATTTAGGGTTGAACCACCCACTTTTGCGGCGAGAACAGGCCGAACTTAGCCGAAGTCCAATTGCTCAATTTCGACATCACGTAGAGCAGATCGGACGGCTTGTAATATCCGAAGTAAAGCGCTTCAGAGATCGTCTGTTTGAACGCCGCCAATTCAGTACGGAAGTAGAACGACACGAAGGCAGACGCCGGCACCGATACGCCGGATGTGATCACCGGCCTGAACAGGCTATTAAACGAGACGCCCGTCACCATGAAACCGATCGTCGGGTCCATCAGCACGGGCACCGTCCCGAGCGTCAGCAGTTGAACGTGGTTTCCAGCATAGCCGCCGTTCACACCAACCGCCTTTTGATTGTCGGTATCGACGCCCAAGAGCGCGGCCAGTTTCCACATGACCGTGACATAGGTGATGCATGTCAGGGTCGCCGCGTTCAACAGGTCAGGCAGCGCCCAAACGTCAATGCCGGAAGGCTCCGCGCCATAGGTCGAATTTTCGTAGGCAAATACGCAGCAGAACGCGAGCTTGATCTGATCCTCGGACCACGTTGACGACCAGCCCGCCGACCCGACGCCAGGGTGAGCGAGGAACGCGGTCCTGCGAGCGTCGTATAGAGCGACGACCGCATCCGGATCCGCGCGGACATCGGCGAGTTCGCAGGACGTAAAAAATGGCATCAGGTGTACTGCCCGCCGGTTGCCGCTGATCCCGCGGAGTTGCCGGGGAAATAGCTTGCCCCTCCTGCGTTGGTGTACATGACGCCATTCGCGTTCACTTCGTACCGCTTGCCGGTCACAGTTCCACCGTTCGTGAACGTCATTCCGAACGCCCCCAAATATCCTAAGTTCGAGCAGTAGAAATTCGCAGAGAAGAACGCCGGAGAGTTCGAATAGGTGATGGTTCGCTGTTGAACCACGACGTAGCCATTGTTCAGAATGTGATAGGCGGCGCCGCCGCTTACGGCGTAGTTACCCGTTGCAGTGATGAAGCTGCCCGACAGCGCGTACATATGCGCCGTAGTAGCCGATCCGAAGTCCAGGCTGTCGAAGTTGACGGCAGAGCCGTTGCTGACCTGAATGCACGCTACGGCCGAGGTGTTCGTCAACTTCATGCTGTTGACTTGCCACTTCGCGCCGGCCGAACTCGTGATGCAGTTGGAGGCACCCGTGCTGATGATCGTCGTCGCACCGACGCCCGTCAGGATGGGCACGAGAGATCCGAGAACGACCGGAAGATCGAGCGCCGCCGTAAATGTCCCCGCCTGAACCGAGATCGTAAGCTGGTAAGGCCCGCAATCGAGCGCGCCAGCGACGGCAAGGGCTTTCGTGATCGTCAGGAACGCGCCGCCCGAGGTGTTCGCCAGGCCGTTATTGCTGTCGCTGCCGTCCGTTCGAACGTAGTAGGTCGTCGCCCCGACCAAAGTAGTGCGTCCGCCAGCAGCGGCAGCCCATGAGGGAAAGCCCGAGGCAAGGGTCAGAACTTGCCCGTCAGAGCCCTTCGCCAGCCGCGACCACGTCGATGCGCCGCGGTAGAGGATATCTCCAGAAGCCGCACTTCCGATGAAGTCCAGCGCCTCCGAAAGCGTCAACTCTTCCGCGTCGCCCGCCGATGCTGTCTTGCGGCCGAGCATCCGGCTCGTGGCCGAAACGTTCTGCAGCTTCGCATACGTCACCGCGTCGTCGGTGATTTCTGCCGTGGCTATCGTCGTGCCGACCGACCATGCGTCGGTCCCGGTTCGGCGCGCCAGGCCGGTCGAGGCAAGAGCCTCAAGCGCCGCAAGATCGTTGGCCAGCGCCCACGCCGGATTGCCCGCAATACCGGCGGGATTGGAAATGGTGATGCCGGCCGCCGGTGCGGTCAGCGTTCGCGCGGCGCCCGTGCCCGCTCCCGTGTGCGCCCAGAACCCGTCCGTCGAATTGGCCGCCAGCGCCGACAGATCCGCATCAAAGGCCTGGACGTTCGTCCCGATGACCGCCCCAATCGCCGCCCGCGCCGCCGTCGCATCCGCCAGCGCCAGAAACGCCCGCCCGTAGGAGGTGGTCGTGAGCGCAGCGATCGCCGTCAGGTCCGAATCCAACGGCTGGAACCCCGTCCCCAGCGCCGCCAGATCCGTCATCAGTTGCGCCAGCGTCCGGTTCACCCAGGCCCCGGACTTGCGCTGTATCACATCGTCGTTCGACGGGCTGATCCCGGCAATCGCCGTGAGATCACTATCCAGCGGCTGATACGCCGCATTCCCCTCCGCCGGCGTCAAAAAGAAACTGTCCACCAGCGCCGCCAGCGCCGTCGCATTCGCAAGCTCAAGCAGCCCGCGGCCAAAGCTCGTCGTCGTCAGCGCCGCGATCGCGGTCAAATCGCTGTCCAGCGGCTGCTTCGCGTCCAACGCCGCCTGAAGGCTCGCAACGTCCGAAATCGCGATCGCCAGGAACGTCTTCACATCCGCCGCCGTCAGCTCCTCCGTCGCACCATCACCGCCCGTCAGCCGGCCCAGCAGCCGCGACGTCGCCTGAACCAGCACATGCTCCGCATTCCACTCGTCCGGCCCAACCTCGTTCGGGTTGTGGTCGTCAGCAATCGGCGACGTAAACGAATGCTTGAGCGAGATCACCAACGCAAACCCTTCCTCATCGCGATGATCCCCTCAGAAGCCCGTACAGCGCGCCCGTCCGCAGCAATGCCACCAAGCCCAGCCAATCGAACCCAGCGCACCCACGCCGCCCCGCAGAGTCAGCAAGCCGCCTTCCAGCACGTTCGCCAGACCTCAATCACCGATGTCGTTTGAAACGGCCGCGCGTCAGATGGGGGCTAGAGCTCGAACCCGACGACGGCAGGGGGTGCCCCGGCCCCTCCCCCAGCCACCAGGTGGACAAGGTCGAGAACGGCTGCTAACCTATTGATATTGCTTGCGAGAAAGACCGACATCACACATCGCATAACTGCCATTATGGAATGTTTTCGTAATTCCTTAATGATATCAATGCGCTGATGAGTGTGATGTGTGCAGATCATGCGCTGCGGACATGGCTCAAAGGCCTATTTCAGCCTGAAAACCCGCCCTCCTGGCCCGTTTCAATCCACACACACACGGGCGCGGTCTAGTACAATCCAGCCCCTTTGCTGGTCATCCTGCTGGTCAGTGTTTTGTGGCGCCTTCGTCGGGCAGCGTGACGCCGTGCTTTGCGGCGATGATGTGCGCGTCGATGCCGGTCAGGGCTGCGAGGTCGCGGACGGTCTGGATGGGATCGTGCTGGCTGGTGACGTCGCGGATTTGCTCGACGTGATGGCCTGCGACCTTGCCGCGGAGCTGCTCGGCCTGGACCGCGGCGCCGATGTTGCCGCTGTTGAGGGCGATTTCCTTGAGGCGTTCGAGTTCGCGAAGATGGCCTTCGAAGGTTACGACGGCGGTCCCGAGGCCGGCTTGGCGGGCGGCGGACAGCATTGCAGAGATATTGGCCTTGGCGCGGAGGCGCGAGGCGGCCTCGATGATGGTGGAATTCAGCATGTTCGAGCAGTCGTAGGCCATGCGGTAGGCATCGGCCCCGGTCTTGCCGGCGAGTAGGCCTTCAACGAACTTCTGCTGCTGTGCAGTGAGGTCGGGCAGTTCGGCCGCTGGCTCGGTGGAGCCTGTGAGTTTCTGACGCGGCATGTGCACTTTTCCTGGGCTTGCTGCTGCAGCGTTTTCTGTTTTTGAGACAGGTGCGGATGCAGCAGTATTATTATGGTGTAGCCGGACCCTGTCCCACGGACGTTTTGGGACGCGCCCCGATGACCTTCCAGACGGCTTCGTTGACGTAATTCCCGGGTGCGATCGGGACCATTGTGGCGCCGTCGGTCGAGCGAATATAGGGCTGGTCGAGCGCGCTCATCAGCGCACCAGCTTCCACCCGTACCCGCCGCCACCTGGCAGGAATCCGAGCAGTGCGTTGATGACGATCAGCGCGAGGATCAGGATCAGGATGATGCGGACGATCTGACCGATGGGCGCTGGCAGCGGGATCAGGCCGAGGATGGCGTTGATGGCCCACCAGATGACGCCGACGATGAGCAGAACGATCAGGAGGTTGATGAGTGCGGCGATCATGTGTCGCTCCGGGTTGCGTGATGCGCGCCCCAACGAAAACGCCCGCCACCGGGATGTCCGGGAGCGGGCGCAAATCACTATCTTGCGCTGGACAATGCCTTAACCCCCGGGGTTGTCAAGATGTAGCGTGATACACCGTCGCGCGGTCCACACTCTCGACGTCGGTGACCTCCGGCCTCTCGGGCCTGAACGTGCGCAGCCGGCTCGAGGTCTGCTGTGGGGGAAACCAGCGATCGGCGAGCTCGGATAGCCCGGCACGCAGTGCACGGCCGGCGGCTTCCCGGGCTGATCGGGTATCGCCCCCGAACAGGATCGCGCAATCCTCGATCTTGTAGCCCAGCGCGCAGACGCGGTGCACCATGGCGTAATCCTTCGGGTAGAGCACGCGCTTGGCCACGCTCAGCACCTCGCACGCCGCGAGATAGTAATCGCCGGGCGGCATACCCTTCGCACCGCCACCGCGGGCCCGGTCGAAGTCCATGGATCCGCCGGTCTGGCCGATCACCCGGTCGTGGCTGTCGCGGTATCGCTCGCCGGCGCGCAGTTCGCGCTCGTTGATCTGCTTGCGCTTGGCCATGGCGGCGAGCGTGTCGATCGTGCGCTGGATTGTCTCGACGGCGCCCGGGACCGTCGGGCTTGCGACCCTGGCCTGCTCGGTGCGGTTCGGAATCCTCGGCTTGCTGTGCTTGTTGCTCATGGTCTGCCCCTATGCTGCCGCCGTACCTGTCTCATGCTGCTGTTTTCGCCTGTACCAGGTCGTGCGGCTGACCCCTTCCGACACCCATGGCTGTTGGCCTGTCAGCGATTCCGCGAGGTACTCAGCCCGTGTCTTCGACCCCTTCTGACGACGCATCCGCTCCTTGCGTAGCCGGTCTTTTTCGCGGCGTTGGGCTTTGCGTTCGTCCTTGGTCTGGTCGATTGCGCCGATCGTGGTGATGCCCAGCATTGCCCGTTCCTCCGATGTCAGCCGCAGCCGCACGGCAAGTTCGTCCGCGGTCCACGCCTCCGGCTCGGCGGTGGCCTCGGCGATGATGTGGATCCGCTCGACCTCGGGCAACCACGGCACCCATATCTCGAGCCAGCGATCGGCCGCATCGACGCGACCCCGCAGCCGCACCAGATGGTGCGCCGCCACCAGCATGTCGTCCCTGCCCGCGTCGTCGTCCGGGAGCGTGATCCCGTACCGGTGCTTGAACAGCCGCGCGAGGTCGTTCAGCCGCAACCCGACAAGCTGCATCGGGGAACGACGTCCCTTGCGCTTGCCCTTCTGGCGATTGGAGAACCATCTGACGTTCGCGCGCCGCGGCATTCATTCCGCTGCCTCTTGGTACGCAATCCCGATCCCCAATTCCCGGCGCGCCGTGACGCTCAGCGCGAGGTCCGACGGCGGCACCAGCCCAAGGTCGGCATATTCCCGACACACCCGGTTCAGCGCGCGCTCCCGGGCCTCGGTGTTGCTGCGGATCTTGTGGCTGGGCGCCTCGGACACGCGCGCGTCCAGCATCGCGATCAGTTCAGCGAAGCCGTTGCGGATGTATTCGGCCTGGTCGGTGGCGTTGCTCAAAGCACCCTCAACATCGGCTGCGTGAAGCCGCGCCCGATCGCCGGACCTGGCTCGATGGCGATGGGCGCCGGGTCCATGGCACGCTCGATCGTCAGCGCGCTCAGCAGCATGTTGAGATGCGCGATGGTCTGCTTCACCGGTTGCAGAAGCTGCATGACGGCGTACCGCAGCTCAGCGGGCGCCGGCGCGAAGCGGTAGTTTGCGTCCTTGCCGCCGCCCTCACCGCGGTGCCAGCGGCGGATGGTGGCGGCAATCGCCCATGGCGGCAGATCGTCGAGCCCGGCCAGATACGCGGTGGCGCGTGCCCTGCCCGCCTCCTCGCTGCCAACAGCCATCGGGTAGGCCATCAGCATGGCCGCTACCATTCCGAGCCGCGCCTTCTGGTTTTCCTGGCTGTCGTCGGCCTCGGAGACGTCGCGCAATTCGGCGATCTTGGCGCACATCCGCGCGCGCTGCTCAGCCGTCAATGTTAACCCGCCCGGAAGGTATCTCCGGACCCGCATCCCCGGGTGCTGGACCGTGCCCAGCGATATCCGCCGCCACGCTAGACATTCCGGCGAAGAAGTCAGAGCTTGCAGATCGACGCTGCGTGTTGAAATTTCGCGTGCCATTGGCGCCTCCGGGTTGAGTTTCATCGGCCCAGCACCCAGCGTTCAGCCAGGTTGTCGGGTGTTTCGTGTATTGCGGGTCGGTGTTTGCTGCCGCGTATCGCTGCACGCCGGCCATAAGATCGGCGAACGTGACGATCGCGGACTTGCGGACCGTGGCGAGCTTTTTCATCGCCGCCAGTTTTTCGGTTTTGCGAGGGTAGGCTTGCCAGAACAGATCGCCGAAATTTTCCGGCCAGTCGTCGGCGAGCGCGGGAGCGCGAGTTATCTTTTTCTGTTCTGTCTCTGTATGTGTTTCTGTCTCTGTCTCTGGGGACGTTTCAGAAACGTTTCGTTGCCCGTTTCTGAAACGTTTCACTCGCTCGGTTGAAACGTCCGATTTGTACTGGCGACCGTTCCAATTGTGCGGTGCGAATCCCGTTTCAGTCCTGTCGATCAGGCCGGCAGTCACCAGCCTGGTCAGGTACTCGGCGGCCTTGACCGGCTTCACACGCAGGCTGAGCGCGACGATCTCGATCGCCGGCAGAACGCCGTTGTTCTTCGACGCGATGCACAAGAAGGCGACCCATACCCAGCGCATCGCCTCCGGCAAGAGCAGGATCTTCGGATCGTTGATGACGTCATCGTCGAGGCGAAACCACCGGCTCATGCAGTTGCCCTCGCCAGTTCGCGCGCGGCCAGCGCCCTTTGGTCGCCGCGGCGCGCTATCTCCTTGGCCCGCAGATCGGCCTGCCGGGCCGCCTGAGAGCGTTCGGCGCGGAGCGCAGCCTGCAGCAGCACCTCGTGGAAGGCGGCCAGCGCTTCATGTGAGAGCTTCCGGTGAGCCATCAGAATTCCTCGACCTCCCACCCGCCACCGGCCTTCTTGGCCTTGGCTGTCACGGCCTTGAACTTGAACGGGAACATCGACGCAGCGACCTTGATCTTCACGCGCGCGTCGTCCTGCCAGAAGCCTTTGACCTCGTGGATTTCCATCGAGAGGTCTGCGAGCAGCACCGGATAATCCGGGGTGTAGAACGTGTTGTCGGCCAGCCGGAATTTGAGGCCTTCGAAGCAGAACCAAAGCACCTCGCCGGCGTGCTTGCGCTCCTCGAGATGTCGGCCGTATGCGGCCTCGGTCTTGTTCATCTCGCCGGTCTTCAGTCGACCGAGCGCGAAGTTGCGAGGCGGGGCAAATGGCGGGTTGGCCGTGTTCGGCGCGCGCACGGCGCCGCCTGGCACGCCGGTGCGCTCCAGATGGTCCGCGAGTTGCTGCTCGGTCCACCGCATCAGTTTGACAGTTCGAACAGCGCGCGCATGAACGCCGCACGAGGCTTGCGCAGGAACAGCGGCGGCGGCTCGGGTGGGACGATCGCGTCAAACAGCGCGTCCATGTCAGGTTCGAAGTCCCGGCGGCATTCTTGCGGCAGCGGCGGGCTGATGATCGCCATGCAGCGCCGGCGCGCGAACACCGAGAACAGTTCGGGGATGTAGTTTTCCTCGTCAACAAAGGAGCCGACGGACCCTGCTGCGACTGTCACGGTCGAGGTGTCCGCCGGCGTCTCCTGCTTTCCTCCCGTTGCCGTTGAGGATTCGCGAATAGTCACGGCCGCCGGGTCCGAGGGATCAGTTAGGCTCGGGCCAGCGACCGTATCCACCACCCTTGCGAGTGCCAGCGTGGATTCGAATGGGTTTTTCAGGGCGTTGTGCATGGTGTCCCTCGGTGATGCTGAAACGGGACGCGGTACTAAAACGGGCGGCGGCGCGGCTTATCCCCGGCGCCGGCCTTTGGCGTGAGCCACCGGGCCATCCACAGCGCGATTGCTGTCCGGACGTAGAAAGCCCAAGGCAGTTTCTTTTCGGGCAAAGGCGGTCGAGAGTTTTCTTGATGCATCTGCGTTGCCTTTGGTGAGACGTCGCGCTGCCGCGGTCGGTTGAAGTTGGGCTTCGAGCTGCAGGGCTTCCTGCGTTGCTTCGGCGGCGAGACGTCTTTTCGCGGCCTGGGCCATCACCTGCTTCGTCCAGATCCACCACGCCGGCTCCGCTTCGGCCATGAGTGCTTCCAGATATTCGAAGCCGTCATCGCCGTGGATCAGCGCCTGCAGTTCTTCGATCGTGTAGGAAACCGAATTCGACAGCCGCGATTTCGCAGATCGCTCCTTGATGCCGAACAAATCGCAGAGATACGCCCAAGCCTTGGTACCAGCGGGTTTCTTTGATTTGATGATGTCGGTGATCGCGATCTGAAGATCCGAAACAGTGCAGGTTTTTGGGAAAACAGTGCAGGTTTCCGCACCCCCAAAATTTGCGGAATTCGGCGACGCGGCTAATGCTCTCGGCATGAGTTACGTTCCTACGCTGATGGAAATTGAAAATGGAAAAGCTGATGATCATCAGCGCGACGATCTGCCTCACGGCGATCTGGCTGGTAGCGTGGTGTTGATGTGCACGACACCGTGCGTGCAAAGATGCTGAGAAGTGCAATCATCGCGCGAGTTCCTGTGTCGGAACAGCACATGGTGCGCGACGGAATCGAATGTTCCTGCGTTCACGAAATTGTCGTGGACCGGACACAAAGGTTGTGCCAGCTTTTCCCTTCGCCTTGTGCGGCAGGGGGTAAAAAGAATGAGCGAGATAATTCGCTTCGAAGATCATGCGCGGACCTCGTCGACATCGACGGGCTTGCGCTTCGGCAGAGCAGCCAATTCGGCCATCACCTCAAGCGAGATTTCCGACTTCCCGGCGTCGCCGGCCAAGCGCACGATCGCGGCCCAGCGCGGGCCCGGGATGCCGCGCTCGCGCCACCCGCTCACGGTGGAAGGCAACTGGTCCAGAGCGGCTGCCACCTCGCCGGTGCCACCGAGCGCGTCGATGATTGATCCCCAAGTGCGTGCTGTGTCATTCATGACCGACGATATAGTTCGCAATTCGCGAACCTGTCAAGCCTTCGCAACATGCGAAGCGACAAATCCCCGGAATTCGAGGACAATCAGTCCTATGGATACGGATATTGAAGTCTCAAATCGACTTGCTGCATTGCGGGAAAAACTCGGCCTGGATCAGGTCGCGTTCGCAAAATCGCTCGGCATCGAAAAGAACACCTACAATGCCTACGAGCGGGGCAAGCGCCCGCTGACAATTGAAACCGCCAAGAAAATACGCCGTCGCTACGGCATTTCGGTCGATTGGCTGCTGTTTGGCGACATCGGGCAGCCGAATCATCAGTTCCTCATGGACATCCAGCCGGCCTCACCGGTCGCGCGGCGCGAACCGGTTCGCAAGAAGCGATCGGTCGCATAAAGTTCGCAAACCGCGAATTTTCCTCTTGACGGGTTCGCAGGTTGCGAACTAAGGTGATCTCCAGAAACGGAGATCGCCCATGTCGCGTGAACTGCACTACCGCTTCGAAGAACTCCCCCTCGTCATCGAAAACGGATTCAGCGCCGGCCTCGTCAACGGCTCCGCGCTCGTCAGCTACTGGCTCGACGGCCAGTGGGGCGTTTCCCAGATTTACCTCGACGGCCACAAGCGCAAGCCGGCCGCCGATCTCCTGAAGCAGATCCCCGGCGCCAAGCTCTGGGACGAGCGCGACGTGCAGCTCGACCGCGGCGACCGCATCCACGCGATCATCTGGGACCGCCTTGAACACGATTGGCGCGCGTCGGTTCAGGAAGCCGTCAACGAAGCGATCGACGCAGAACGGGTTTCCCGTCGGGAAGGTGCGCGATGAGGCGCAGACCTGACCCCGTGGAAGTCATCAAGATCGCGATCCCGGTGCTCGCCGAAGTCGTCGCCGTGGTGCTGTTCCTCTGCATGATCGCGATTTACGCCGCGCTGGCGAGCGGGGCCTGACATGGTGTGGGTCTCGACATGGACACCGGAATCAGAGGCGCTGCTGCTGCACAAGCGGAACGAGCAGCACATGCGCTGGGGCGACATCGCCCTCGACCTCGGCAAGTCGACATCCTGCTGCCACCGGCGCTGGAAGGAGTTGATGGGCGAGCAGCCGCCGACGGCGCCCAGCATCGTTCCTGAGCAGCCCCGCCGCCGACCACTGCACCAAATTCTCGGCATCAAGACACACACTCACCGGCAAGCCATTCTCGCCGATCCTCGCATTGGCCAATGGGATGAAGTCGCCCGCGTCTGGAGCTTCAACCACCTGTTCCGCGAGAGCATCACGCTGGCGGGTGCAGCATGAGGCCCGGCGGTTACCAGAAACGCATCCTCCCGGTCATTCGGGAAGGCTACTGCAACACCTCGCGCGACCTGTCCGACGTAACCGGCATCCCGGTGTCGAAGTGCTCAGGCGTAATCTACAACCTCGCTCGCATGGGCATCGTGAGGCAGACGGACCGCTACATTTATGACGGGCGATTCCGGATGCGGGTTTTCGAGGTGGTCACATGAAGATCGACAAACCAGGCATCTATCGCGGCGTCGAGGCGGCGCATTACTTCGCTGACCCGTGCCCCGAGCCGTCGTTGTCGCAGTCGCTGGCGAAGATACTGATCGAGCGCTCGCCGCGTCACGCGATGATCGAGCATCCGCGCCTGTGTCCACCAGAAGCTGTCGACGACGAGGCCGAGAAATACGTCAAGGCCCAGGCAATCGGCAACGCCGCGCACAAAATCATCCTCGGCCGGGGCAAGGAGATCGAGATCGTCAAGGCCGACGACTTCAAGACCAAAGCCGCGCGCGAGATCCGTGACGCCGCCAATGACGCCGGCAGGGTACCAATCCTCGAAAAACACATGCTCGACGCCGAGCAGATGGTCGCAACGGCGTGGACACAGATCAAGCGGCATGAGGCCGACGACTGTTTCCGCAACGGCGCCGGCGAGGTAGCGCTGATCTGGCAAGAGGACGGCATCTGGTTTCGGTCGCTGGTCGACTGGCTGCACGACGATCTGCGCACCATGGACGACTACAAGTCCGGCGGCGTGTCGGTTGCGCCGCATGTCATCGGAATGCGGATGGCGGATCAGGGTTGGGACATCCAGGCGGCGATGATCGAGCGCGGGCTCGCCGTGTTGGACCCCGACGGCGCTGGCCGGCGCCGCTATCGCTTCATCGCCCAGGAGAACCACGCGCCCTTCGCGCTGACCGTCTGCCAGCTTTCGGAATCGGTCATGACGATGGGGCGCAAGAAGCTACAGGTCGCCGTCGATCTCTGGCGTCACTGCGTCGAGAACGATAGCTGGCCCGCCTACGTCAATCGCGTGATCTCGCCGGAATACCCGGGCTTCAAGGAAAGCCAATGGCTTGAACGCGAGGTCAACGAATTCTCGGAGCCGCCGATCAAGCGCGGGCCGATCCTGAAATCCTTGATGGGAGGCTGATTTGACATTCCACTTTGCGCCCGCCGTTCGCGAATCCGTGACGCTGCTGATCGCCCTCGCCGGCGCATCCGGTAGCGGCAAGACCTATAGCGCGCTCCGGCTCGCCAAGGGCATGGCCCCGACGGGCAAGATCGCCTTCATCGACACCGAGGCGCGACGCGGCCTGCACTATGCCGAGGAGTTCGAATTCCTGCACTCGGACATGCGCCCGCCGTTTCGTCCCGCCGCTTTCATCGAAGGTATCCTCGCAGCCGAGGCAGCCGGCGCCGAGGTCGTCATCATCGACAGCTTTAGCCACGAGTACGACGGCCAGGGCGGCATCATGGATTGGGCTGATCAGTTGCAGGCCGATGGTGTCAAAGGTCCGGCTGCATGGAAAGATCCGAAGGCTGCTCACAAGAAACTAATGAACGCACTACTGCAGTGCAGGGCATCCATCATCTTCTGCCTGCGCGCCGACGAAAAGATTGAGATCGTGCGCGAGAACAACCGAACCGTGGTGCGCCCGCTCGGTTGGATGCCGATCTGCGAGAAGCGGTTCATGTTCGAAATGACCGCGAGCTTTACGCTCACGCCCGACCGGCCAGGCATCCCGCATTTCGATTTGCCGCACAAGCTGCAGCGCCAGCACCGCGGCATGTTCACGGACACAAAACCCATCGGCGAGGATTCCGGATTGGCCCTCGCAGAATGGGCGCGCGGCGGTGCGCCAGCCCCCACCGTCGCGCAATTCAAACCGACGGACGACAAAACCGCCGCCGAGTGGGACGTCGATCTCGGCGAGGCCGCGAAGCTCGGGACGGTCAAGTTGCAGGAGTGTTGGGCAAAGATCCCTCGCGACATGCAGACAATCTGCAAGGTCGCCCTCGACACCCGGCACAAAGCGAGTGCGGCGCGAGCGGATAAAACTGTCGCAGCCTAGCGCTGCTGAAGCAGAACGAGTGCCGCGCGTTGAAATGACATAGCAACTGAGGGGATTTATCAGATGAGCAGTTTCTGGATGGGTTTTCTAACGGCGATCGGCTGCTATTTCGCTTTCGGTTTCACGCTGGGCGTGATCGTCGTCATCAAAAA